CATCGCCGGGCTCGAGGTGAACCCGGAGACGCTGCCGAAGATCCCCGGGTTCGGGTACGTCATCGGTACGGACGGCACCCGGACCGCGCCGTTCCGCGCCGAGTACCTGGCCGACCCGGCGCGCTGGTTCGAGCGGTACCCGATGCCGAAGCTGGACGAGCTGTCCGCGAACGCGGCGGGTGACGCGTACCAGATGCGGCGGGAGACGCAGGCGGAGCTCCATGAGTCGAACCGGCTCAAGGTGGAGCAGATGCGCGGCGGGACGTACCAGCCGCAGATCGACGAGCCGGATCTGGACGACTGGGGTACGCCGGAGCCGGCCGCGTTCAAGGTGGTGGAGTTCCCCAGCGCGCCTCGGCCGCAGGACGAGCGCCCGCAGGATGGCCCCCGGTATCGCTACGGTCCGGCCCGGACCCGGATCATGATCGCGGTCGGCGTGGGGATCAACCGGACCGCAGAGATCATCGAGAAGACCGGGCTGAGCAAGTCGCAGACGGCTGCCGTGTTGAAGGAGTTGCTCGAGTCTGGGCATCTGGAGCAGCAGACTCGTGGCGTCTATCAGTTCGCGGGGAGCGCGACTCCGCCCGAACGCTGACGCCACCAGGACGCACGAAAGCGCCCCCCGCCATGACGGCGAGGGGCGCTTCTTCGTTACCGGGGTAGTAGCTACATCGGGTCGGCGGTCGGAGCGTTACTACTGGACGCTCGGCGGTGTGTAGGGCGACGGCTCGTCCAGCGTGGACAGCACCTCGCCCTCCACGACCATCGGCTCCTCGTGCAGGCCGGGGGTCTCGGCTGGGGAGTTGGCGGTCCAGTTGAAGAAGCCCAGCACGATGGTCGACAGGAAGATGATGCCCGTGGTCTGGTCGACGGTCAGGGTCAGCCCGTAGCCGGCCATCAGCGCGATGACGGCTTGCACGAGTCCGATCGCGAACGAGAATCCGGTGCGCTTGGTGTAGATCGCGACGGCGACGCCGATCGCGGCGTTGACGCACGCCATGATCAGCGGGATCAGCGTCTCGGTCAGGCCGAACAGCCCCCAGGACAGGGCGAGTCCGAGGACGGCCTGGATCAGGGTGGCGTAGGCCGCGGGGTCGCGGCGGAGGAACTTCAGCATGGGGGCCTCTCTCAGCCGTTGTTGATGATGGTGTAGCCGTAGCCGCGGAACCAGGCGGCGGTCCGGGCGTCCATGAGGCCGGAGGTGGTGAGACCCCACTTGGCTTGAAGCTTCTGCATCGCGACCGTGACCATCCGGTTCGCATATGCCCAGTTGGGCTCGGTCGTGGTGATCTTGACCCAGTAGTCCCGCTGGGCGACAGTGATGACGCCGATCTTCGGGTTGGCCGCGAACGCCATCACCTGGTACGCGTCACCCCAGGTCTCGTCCGTCTTGCGCATCGGCTTCGGCTGCGTGGCGGCGAACAGGATCGACCACGTGTGGATGGTGAGGTCGACGACCGGGGTGGCAGTGTTGCCGGGGTTCGGTGCGCCGTTGCCGGGGCCGGCCTTGAGGACTGCGGCCAAGTCACGGCGGAACTTGTCCATCGGGTTGTGGCCGGGGTCGTTCTTCCGCAGGGTGTGCTCGCGGTGACCGATGACGGAGAGCGCGCTCCATCCGTGGAAGTCGCAGACCGCTGCAGCGTGGAGCAGCGCGGTCCGGTACGCGGCCGGTGCCATCGCGCTCGCACCGTCGTACCGGATCTCGTTGCCGTAGTAGTAGCCGTTGCCGTCGGTGTCGTCCGGGCCGGGCACGAGTTCCTTCAGGAAACCCTGGTAATCCTCGGCCCGGACACGCGCCAGGGTCGCACCTGACCCGCGGCCTGCGTGGTTCGCGCGGCCGGCGGCACCGAGGTGGAGGTCGCCGTCCATGTCGGTCGAGACGTTGCACAGCGGGCCGGGGATGCCCTCGTCGGGGCGGCCGGTGACGAACAGGAAGTGGAGGTAGTCGTCCGACTGCGAGTTGCTACCGGTGTGGTGGATGACGAGGCCGTTGCGCTGGCCCGTGTCGCCCGGGCGGGTTCGAGTCCGCCACCCGGAGTACTCCTTGAAGCGGACGTTCCACTTCTTCAGCGCCGCGATGGTCTGGTCAGGGGTCATCAGTTTGGACATGGGCTCAGTTCCCTTGATCGGGGTGGTTTGCATGCGCCGAGTGGGCTCGTCAGCTGGGTGGGTCAGTGGGTAGCGCCACGCCGATCCGGCAGGGCCCGTCTTGGCGCTGCTCGGTGTCGTCGCTGTACTTAGTGAGCCAGTACGAGTCGGGCCCGGTGCCGATGCAGGTGGGCCCGGAAACGATCCCGCGGCCCTGCGGTCCTGTCGGACCGGCTGGCCCAGCCGGTCCGGGGACGGTGCTGTCTGCGCCGACGCATCCGTTGTGCTGGGCGCAGTACGCCTTCAGGGACGCGTCGATCAGTGCGCTGAGCCGCTCGTCGGTGACCGGTGGTGCATCGTTGCCAGGTTCACCTTTTGGGCCCGGCTTGCCGACGCACCGGTCTTCTCCGCAGAACGTGGTGACGGCGACCGAAACCAGTGGCTGGAGTTCCGCCGTGGTGGGGGTCCTGCCGTCCTTCGGGCGAGTGACCTTCGGTGCGGTTACTCGGGCGATCTGCTCCACCTGGGACGGTGTCAGCGTCGGCCGGTAGGCGCGGATCGCGGTCGAGACGATCGCCTGGACCTGCGCCGCTGTCAGCCCGGGCGCGGCCGGAGGTGGCACCACAGTCGTGGTCGGTGAGGGGATCGAGACAGTCGGCTTGCCCGCTTCCTTGAGCCGCTGGTTCGCCTGCTCGGCGGCCTTCCGGGCGGCCGCGGCGTCGTTCGCTACTGCGGCGATCGTCTGCTGTGACCCGGCATTCTGCTTCTCGAGCCCGTCGATCCGCCGGCCGTCCGTACCGGACTGGAGCCACAGGATGCTGAACCCGACAGCAAGGATCAGTACGACGGCGCACATGACGGCGAACACCGGGCGCCAGTACTGGCGTTGCGCCAGCCGCTGTTTCTGTAGGACATCCGCAATCTTCTTGGCGTCCTCGGTCATGGCAACTCGCCTTCGTGCGGATCGGGCGGATCCGGGGTAAGCGGCGGATCGGCCCGCAGCATCTGCGTGATGTAGCGGTAACAGATCCGGTAGAGGCGCTCGTTGTCAGCGCGGAGGATCTTGATCTCGGCAACCTTCTCGGCGGTCGATACCTTGTCTGCGGCTCTGGCTTCGGCAGCTTCGGCTCTTGCGGCCGCGAGCTCCGCGGCCTTCTCGGCGTCGAGCTTTTCGGCTTGGGCTTGAAGGGCGGCCATCTGCGCATCGCGGCGAGCCGTCAGCCACTTCACGGCGCTACCGACTGCCACAAGTAGCGCCAACAGTCCGCCTGGGCCGATGAGGTCTCGCAATATTTCCCCCACATCGGTCCTCCCCAGTAGGCACGGTTGAAGGTGGTCAGATAGCGACAGTCGTGCACGGCGGCTAGCCCCCTTGGGAGCCGTAGGGGCGGAAGGTGAGGTAGCCGGTGCCGCCGTCTCGGAGCGCCTGGATCTGCACGAGCCGCCATTCGTCGTCCGTGATCGGCAGGTCCATGTCCCAGGTGAGTCGGCCGGTGCCGAGCGTCACCGCGACGGGCGCGTGGACCTCGGTTCCGGTAGCGAGGTCGACGGCTTTCACGAGCCCGGTTGTCGAGCCTGCGTCGGCATTGGCGTCGAACATGACGGACGCGGTCGAGGCGGTCCCGGCGACGATCGTGAACGCCTCGCTGTAGCCGGCGGTTGCGACGGTCTGCGTCATCGCGGGCGTGGTGGGGCTGGATGCGTCGTCGAGGATCTGCAGCTTGAGTCGGTCGATGTCTTGGCGGAGCGCGGCGATCGCGTCCCAGAAGATGGCGTCCGAGTTCGGGTTCCCTTGGGAGCGCATCACTGGCTCCCGTCGTCGTAGGGCGACCAGAGGATCGGCTGGTACGTGTCGCTGTTCGGGTCGAGCTCCACGCCCATCACGCGGACGGTTTCGAGCAGTCCGTCGGGGTGGCGCGGCGATGGCGCCGGGTTGCCTTGGGCGTCGTGGTCGTAGACGACGAATGCGACGTCGTCTCCGAGTTGCAGGTCGCGGAGGTAGCGGGGGCCGAGGTTCGCGTCGACGGTCATGACGTGGGTGGTGTGGCCGCGGGCGTTGAGCTTGAGCGTGGACCGGCCGAGCCCGTCGAGTCCGGTGGCGGTCTTCACGCCGGGCTTGGAGATCTCTTGTTCCCAGCGCGGGTAGCCGCCTGCGATCCCCGCCTCGTCACGGGCCACAGCACCGACGGCCGAGCCGCTGTCAGCGCGGGGCGTGATCTGGTTCGCGCCTTTGCCTTCGGTGTAGTCGTCGGTGGTGCGGTAGGTGGTGACGCAGCCGGGGAAGTCGAAGCGGGCGTTCGGCTGGGTCGATGCCGATCCGAGGCGTGGCCGGCCGAGGAAGGTGAACCCGACGGCGAGGTGTGCGTCGGTTTTCCAGGCGGGCTTGATGATCCACTCTGGGCCGTCTTCGAGGTCGGCGAGGTCGCTGAGTGCGGCGAGGGCCTTGGTGTATTCCTTCGCCTTGTACCGCAGTGTCCGCGTCGTTGAGCCCTGTACGTCGACCGTGAGGTTGATGCCTTCGACTGCCGCGTCGGCGAGCAGGTCGGCCATGATCTTGGCGTCTGTGTCGGTCCCGACGGCCTCGCTGTACGTGTGGGTCAGTACGGAGCGGCGGGAGAAGAACGCCTCCGGTGTCGCACAGGAGAGGTTCGAGTCGGGTTCGGACCCGCCGTCGCGGAGCAGGATGATCCCGGCCCACACGATGTCGCTAGAGACGCCATCCTCGTACTGCGCTTCGCAGGCGATGAAGGACCGGCCGGGCGTGGTGAACGTCCAGAAGTCCGACAGACTGAGCGAGTCGGAGACAGCGGAGTCCGCCAGGTCAGCCCGGAACGATGCCGTCGACAACTGCCCGATGTGGTTCGGGAGCGCCCCGGACGGCGTCAACGGCAGCGCCTGGAGCTTGATACCGGTCTTCAGGTCGCAGGCCCAGTAGATGTACGTCGCAGGGACCGGCTCCGGCGCGGTCACCCCACTCTCGCGATGTCGACGAAGTTCCAGACCTCGTTCAGGTTGAACAGCCGCGACGAACCCTGATCCTGGTGGACCTCGAACTTGAGGACGTCGCTGACTGCAAAGTCGAACTGGCAACTAAGTGCCAGCGCGACCGCAGAGACGGTCGGGGGATGGGGGAACTGGCGCTTCTCGACGCCGTTGACCGTGAACCGACAGCGGAGCCCGGTCCCGGCCGCGACGCCAGTGTCGAACCTGACTTGCCCGTTGCACTGGTAGGTTCCGGCTTCCTCGATGCGGAGGCTGTTGCCGCCGACAAGAGTGACCCTGGACGTGGAGTCGACGTCGGTGATCGGCATCGGGATCCAGGTGTTGTTCAGGATGGTCGAGGGGGTCTCTGGGTCGTAGGAACCCCGGAAGTGTGCAGGTCCGGATTGGTAGACACGGCGCCATACACCGGCGGACGGATCGAAGATCTCCAGGTCCCCGGCGGTCGTCCCCGGCCGTGCGCCACCTGCCGCGATCGGCGGGCGTGCGGTCATGGTGACGACCGGGGAGCCGCCGCCAGAGTGCGGGACGGAGATCAGGGCGATCTCGTACGAGTTCACCGGCAGCGTCGGCGCGACCGGGGTACTCGCGGCGGTCCCGACCTGGTACTCGACGACATGCTCACGTCGGCCGGATCCGTCGAGGTTGTGGTTGTAGACGCGCACCAGGATCCGGTCGATCCGGTCGAGGGTGGCGTGCGCAGCCGTCAGTGTCTTCGACAGGTTCGCGGTGTCGCCGCTGAGGAACTGGCCCATGTAGAAGCCCTCGGAGCCGGGAGCGTTGCCACCGTTGAGGACGTAGGTGAGGGGCTGGATCGTGATGGCGGTGCCGACGACAGACACGACCCCGCCGCGGACGCCGGAGAACACCTGGCCGGCTGACGGTCCAGCGAGCATCGGCGTGAATCCTTGCCGGTACTCCTGGGCTCCGTAGCTGGGGCCGGAGCCACCGTCGAGGTCGAGGAACAGCGGGTCAGTCGCCATCACGGGCTCCCATCACTGGTAGGCATCGTTGTAGGTCAGCAAGGCGGTGCCGGTGCCGAGGGCGGCGCGGAATGCGATCAGGTCGCCGCCTTCGCTGACCTGCCAGGGCGTGCCGGAGATCAGCCCTGTGCGGGAGGCGTTGCCCATCAGCAGCGCGCGGAGCGGGTCGGTGTAGATGACGACCCACTCCCCTGCGGCGAGTACGCCGTTGTAGGTGAGGGTCCGGCCGAGGTCGACGTTCGTGAGTGACGGCGTGGTGAGCGGTCCGTCGAACCGGATCGTGACCGGGGCGGAGAAGTTCCCGGCGTTCGGTGCGTTCCGGTCGCCGCTCGAGTTCGCCCCCCCGAACGACATGGGGAATGTCACTGGGAAAGTCATGCCGCCGATTGCCAGCGGCAATGTGAACGGGATCTCGCGGGCCGTCCCGTAGCGGCGCGGGTCCGGGCAGGTCAACTCGGCCTGCCACGTCGCCTGGATGTCAGTGTCGTCGGCGATGGTGATCTCACCCTCGCGCCGGGCCCGGACGTGCAGCGGGATCGCATCGACCACGGTCAGGTCGAACATGTCCAGCCCGAGCGCCGCAGCGAGACGGTGCTCGGCGTCCTGCCGTAGCGCGATCGTCGGCGCGTTGATCAGGCCCGTCGCAGTCAGCACCCGCGGCTTCAACCACTGCCGGGGGTTCGTGCCGCCATGAGCTGCGGCGCGCTGTTGCACGCCACCGGTCCCGGCAGGCGACCCCCAGCCGTCGAGCGTGGCGCAGGTGATGAGTACGCCGTTGCTGTCCCGGCCTGCGTTGAGGTTGATGCCGGGGATGTGGACTTCACGCTCGTCCGGGTACGGCATCAGCGCCTCCCCGCTAGACGTAGCGCGCCGAGGGCACGGCGGCCGATGAGGTCGGCCTCGGCCATCGAGACGCCGGTGAATTCCTGCTTCAGGTGGTAGTGGTTCTCGCGGACCGCCGTGCTGCCACCGGAGCCGATCGACCCGACGTACTGGTGCGGGAGGATCCGGCCAGTCACGCCCGGCTGGAAGAACTCCTCGCCGCGCTCGTTGACCCGGTAGATCTTCCCGGCCATGACGTCACCGCCATCAGCACGAGCCCCGGCGATCGTCTGCCCGTACTTCTTGTTGGCCGAGCCGACCCCGATCAGGTTCGCCTGGTCATCGAGTGCCTTCTGCGCCTTGTTCAGCGCGGCGACGAGCCCGAGGCCGCCGTCGAGGATCGCCTGCGCGACCTCGCCGCCCTGCTCGACGCCCTTCCCGATGATCTGCTGGATCAGATCCTCTGACAGGCCCTGCTTGCGGAGCTTGTCGATCTGGCCCCGGAATACGCCGGTCTGCGCGCCCTGGGCTTGCAGGTCGGCGAGCAGCCCCTTGCCGGTCAGCGAGTTCTGGAACAGGTCGCCGATGTTCGCGCCCGAGGTGAGCGCGTCGGAGATCTGCGCGGCCATGTCGACCGCGGCCTGCTGCTGCTGGATCAGCTTCTCGATCGCGGCCTTGTGCGCCTCGGTCGCCTTCGTCGCGGCGTCGGCGCGGAGCCTGTACGTCGCGTCGGCCTTGTTCGAGGCGTCGGTCGCTGACTTCTGCTTGATCTTCGCCCGGTACAGCTGGTCCTGGAGCTTGATCAGATCGGCCTGCTCCTGCTTGATCTTCTTGTCCCGTGCGGCGTTCCCCCGGTTGCGGTCGTCCTTGTCCTTCGCCTTCGATGTGGGAACCTGGCGGGCCTTGTTGATCTCGCGCTGCTGCAGCGTGATGGCCCGCTGAATCCGGGCGACCTCGGCCTTCGCTGCCGCCTCCGCCCGGGCGGCCGTGTTCGCGGCTGCCTTCGCGGGCCTGACCTGACTGACCGCCTTGTTCTGTGCGGCGAGGGTGCTGCCGTAGTTCACGCCGGCCGACGGGTTGAACGGGATCCCCAACTGGCGTAGCAGGAACGCGATGTCGACGAGCTTGCCGCCGGGCAGGAACCCGCCATCGGCGAACGACTTCACCAGGGTGAACCCGAAGTTGTCGGCGACCTGACCGAGGATCGACGTGGACCTTTGACGCTTCGATGGCGCCATCGGGATGAACGCTTCCCCGCCGGTCTCCTGCTCGGCCCACTGGACCATCCCGCGGCCCTTGCCCCGAGCGACCATCGCCTGCTGCGGGAGCTTGCCATCGGCATAGGTCGGCCAGCCGCCCGGGTGGTAGCCGCCGTCAGCCTTCACCGGCGCCGCGGGAACCCGCACGCCCTTGTCGACGTGCGTGGTCGTCTCGACCATGTTCTTGTACGTGTTGATCGTGAGCGAGACGGTCTTCCCAGACAGCGAGTCGATCGCAGCCTGAGCCTGGGCCTTCGCCGCGAGCAGCTGCTTGATCTCGGCCTGCAGTTTGGCCCGCTTCGTGGCCGTCAGGTGCGGGTCCGCGAGTTGCGCCTTGGCTGCGGCGATCTTCTTGTCGAGGTCCTTCTTGTCGGCCTCGAGCTTCGCGGTCCGCAGCACGTTCGGGATCGCGATCATCGACGCGGCCATCCGCTGGGCCTGCGGGACTGTGTAGCCCATCTGGGTGGCCAGCTTGATGAAGTTGTCGCGCGACGACAGGGCCGACTTGCCCGCGGCGGCGTTGCCCTTGCCGGACCGCAGCATCGCCTCGGTCTGGTCGTTCGCGGACTTCGCCAGAGCGTCGAGCGCGGTCTTGTTCGCCCGGCCCTTGGCCGTGTTGATGTCGTGCGTGCGGCCGTTCTCCTTGATGGAGGCGGTCGTGGCGTCGATCGCTGCCTGGAAGGAGATCTGCGCGCCGCTGAGCGACAGCGCCAGCCCCTGCAGGGTGAACAGGGATGTGATCCACGTGTCGGTCGCGGCCTTCGCGTCGGCGATCTTCTTCTTCGCCTCGGCGACCTGCTCGGCCATCGTCTTCACCGGGGCACCGGCGTGCTGGGCTGAGCCGGCCAGGCCGTTGACCCGACCAGCCAGATCAGCAGTCTTCGCGGCCGCGTCGGACATGCTCTTGCCCGCGGTATCGACGTCCCCGCCCGTCCGGCCCAGCAGCGCATTCACACCGCTCAGGCCAGCGCTCAGCGCCCGGAACGGGGCTGCGATCCCGGCCACGACGCCCTCGAGGCCCTTCATCACCACGGTGACGAGGGAGATGCCGCCGGTCAGGTCCGAGAACTTGCTGTTGATATCGTTCAGGAGTGTGATGAAGTCGGTGATCACGGCAACGATCCCGGCGAGACCCTTGACGGTGTCGGCCATCGCGGCGGGGTTCTTCTGGACGCTGGCAGCTAGCCGCTCGAACCCACCTGCCATGGTGTCGATCGCGGCGGGCAGGGCGTCGCCGAGCGAGCCGAGCAGGGCGATGAAGGCAGCAGTGATCGGCGCGACTGACGGGATCAGCCGCTCGAGCGCCTTGGCTGTCTTGTCGACGAAGGTATCGACGGGGCCGGCGAGATCAGCGAACGCGGCCGCCCAGGCGGGGTTGAACCTGTCGACGGTCCGCTTGAAGTAGTCGGCGATGTGGGACAGCACGGACTCGAACGGCTTCGAGATCAGTTGCATGTCCGCGCCGAGGGTGGACAGCGTCGCCTTCCACTTGTCCTGGACGACCTGGCTCTTGGCGGCGAAGATGCCGGCCATCCCGGCGAGGCCCAGCCCGAACCCGGTGACGAGTGCGCCGCCAGCGATGGCCCCGACCGCGGGCATAGCTGTGACGACGGCGGCGGTCAGGATCGCGACGACTGCAGGGCCGAGGATCGGGGTCTTCAGTACGCCGAGGAACCCGGACCCGAAGACGGTTCCTCCGGCCTTGCCGACGTCGGCCACGCCTCCGTTGCCGGTGAGCCATTTCCTGAGTCCGGTCGTGAACGACTTGCCGGAGTCGTTGCCTGCCTTCTCGAACTTCTTCACGGCGCGCTCGGCTGCGGCGACTGACTCCTCGGCGCCAGCCAGGGCGGAGCCGCTGGAGCCCTTCCGGTTCTGGGTCTCCGTCAGACGCAGTTGTGCGACCCGCAGCCTACCGAGCGCGGAGGCGTAGCTGTCGGCGTTCTTGGTGGAGACCGTGATCGCCTTCGAGTTGTCCGTGGTCGCCTTGCTGGCCTTGGTTGTGCTGGCGGTGACCTTGTCGACAGCTTCGGAGGCGACGGTCGCGGAGGCTTTGACTTTGCTGCCTGACGCCTCTGCGGCCACGCCGATCTGGGAGACCTTCTCCGAGGCGGTCGTCGCTCTCTTGCTGACCGCATCGAAGCTGGCATCCTTGCCGACCTTGGAGATGCTGATGTTCGCCTTCTTGGCGGCAGCGTTCAGCGCCTCGACGGCAGCGACAGCTTTGCCGCCGACGTTAGCGACGAACCCACCCACGTCGGCTTCCAGCTTGACGGTGACGGTGCGATCGGCCATGGGTCACCGCCTTCCAGGGGGCTCAGGTCTTCTCGGGTGGCGCTGCGGTGGCTCGCCACAACTTCCCGGCGGGCGCGGCCTGCTTGAGGGCGGCCTTGTCGTCCAGCCCGTCGGCTTTCGCCTGGTGGTAGGCGACGGTTTCGCAGCGGTTGCACTCGTCGTAGGTGACGTGCCAGGCGTAGTGCTCGGCGTCGGTCGTCTGGTCGAGTGGTCCGCCGCACCGGGGGCATTCGTTTGCCTTCACCTCGGCGAGTGCCGTCAGGTGGTCCCGGTCGTAGTCGTCGAACTCGGGCTCCGGTTGTGTGTACAGCAGCCGGCCGTCGTCGTCGTAGACGTAGAGCGTCTTGGGTTCCCAGCCGAGGTAGCGGCGGAGGGAGATCCCGTGGGCTATCGCCTGTTCGAGCTGTTGCCTCTTCGCGGGCGACTCTGCGAGTTGGCGTCGGAGAAAGGGACCGAGAGGCTTTTCCCGTTCACCTCGTTCGAGACCTGGCAGGCGACATTTCGCTCGCCGTCGCTCAGGGTCTCCAGGAGTTCGGTCGTGTCCATGTCGACGAGGTTGCCGTCGATGTCCTCGACCTTCGTGGCGGAGGCGAACATGAGTGCGTCGTACCAGGTCAACTCGTTGCGGTCCGTGAGGGCGTCCGCCTGGTTGCCTTCGCGCGGCGGGTGCTCTTTCAGCAGCTCGTCGTAGTCCTTGGCCTTCAGCGCGGTGAACGTGACCCTGACCGACGCGGCATCGACAGCAGCCGCGGCCTCATCTACCGCCTTCTCCGCCGCCTTGACCCGCTTCGTGATCTCCGGGTCGACCGCGACCTTGCCGCCTACGCGCTTCTCGCCGTGCTCGGCGGCCACGTCGGCTGCCTTCTCGGCTGCGTCGAGTTCTTCCTCGGCCAGCGCGAGCGTCTTCGACAGGTCCGCGACGAGGCAGACGTTCATCCACCGTGACGCGCGGCCCTTGGTCGACGTCTTCCGGTCCTGCAGCAGGGCTTGCAGTGCACTGTGATCGGGCATGGGGGTACTCCTGGGCTCGGGTAGTGCGGGGCTCGGGGTGGTGCGTCAGAAGCCGGTTGCGTCTCCGCCGCCGGCAAAGGGCCTGGCCTTCATTCCCATCGGGACGCGGCTGCTTGGCCCCGGATGCTTCGCGTTGGCCTCGGTCATGCGCTGGATCTGGAAGTCGATCGGCAGCCCGGTGACGTCGGCGAGGTGTCGCCCGATCGCCATGCAGACGAGGGACCAGAGCATCACTCGGCCGCAGAACCAGTAGTCGAAGTCCTCGTCGGTGAGGATGAGGCGCACGTCGACGTCACGGAAGTCGGGCCGCTTTGTTGCCGACCCGACGAGGTAGGGGTTCGAGTCGAACGCCTGGGCGACCGGGATGCACGCGTCGTTCAGCATCGCGAACTGCGCCGTGGTCAGGCAGGACTTACGCCTCTTCTTGCTCATTGGGTTTCCTTGGGCTCGGCGAGCTCGGCGCAAAGGAAGAGGGCGGGCGACCCGAGCCCGGTATCGCCCGCCCTCGATCAGGGGGCGGATCAGGTCAGCGCGACCTGCTTGCGGACGATCCCGGTCACCGCGACGCTCTGGGTGATCGTGATCTTCGCGAACTCGTCGTTCTCCGCGAGCGCCGTGATGTTCTGGACGCCGAAGATGATCGGCCACACCCAGACCTTCTGCGCCGCGACGAAGTCGACCGTCTCCGCATCCAGGCCGTACCGGATCACGAAGAAACCGGTGACGCCCGGCTGGAACAGCTCCATCGCCTTGTTGCCAGCGGCAAGCGCCGCGGCCTGCGGGTCGGCGATGTAGACCATGTCCTCGATCGTCGACTTCTCGCGGCCCAGCGTCTCGAACGTCTGCTTCGATCCGACACGGCGGTCATCGCCGCGAGCCTGCTCACCGGACGGCTTGAAGTTGCCCGCCGTCATGAAGAAGGACACGTCGAGCGCACCGGCGGCCGTGACCTCGGCGACAGTGGGTGCGGTAACTACTGCGATCGTCGGGACGTAGGCCACCTTGAGGTTGCCTTCGGCCTTGACGCCCGCGGGGTTGGTGACAACCATTTCAGGACTCCTCGGTGGTGGCCGCGCGGCCGGTGGTGGCTGCGGGGGTACGGGTGGCCGGCGCGGACGCCTGGGCCGGGTACGTCGGCGGGAGCAGGTCGCCCCGCACGTCGGTGGCGGGCTCGTTGAGCACGGTCAGGCCCTGGTCGACACGGCCGTCCTCGGTGACGGCGTAGGTGCTGTACTCGGCGCCGGTCTTGTTGTCCCTGACGCGGACTGGTTCGGGCATGGTTGTGGCTCCTCAGACGTGGAGGCGGTAGATGATTAGCCCGGAGGTCCGGGACGGGACGACATTGGTTTCGGTGCGGAAGATGACGTCGTCGAGGGCTTCCTTCAGGCGCGCATCACTGGTGGGTCGCTTGCCGGTGAGGGCGCCCCGGATCTTGTCGAGCGCCCACAGCGCGCGGGTCTTGTCGCCGCCGACGATGAGGATTCGGCAGGTCCACGACATGTCGGTGGGGGTGTCCTGGTTGAGGCGGTCTCCGAAGGCGTGCCCTCCGCCGGGGAAGAACACGGCGTAGGGGTGGACACGGCCGTCCGGGTCGAGCGGCGGGTCGCTGGGCTTCTCCGTGTCGAACACATTCAGGTTCGGGATCGCCTGCAGCAGGGCGAGCGTGGCGTCGGCGACCGGAGTGACCGCGGGCAGCGTCGTCACAGGATGGCCTTCACGCCGACCTTGCCCAGCGCTGTCCCGAAGGACGGCTCGTGCGTGTCGACCGCTGGGCCCATGTACGGCTGGGCTTCCATCCGGACGGACCCGTCCTCGTTGTGTGTGCCGTCCTCGACGTACCCGCCGTACTCGGCCGTGGGGCCGATGAGCGCCGTGAGGCCGTCCATGTCGGTCGAGATCGAGTTCTCGAGGTTGCCGGTATCGACCGGTGCGAAGATCTTCGCGGTGGCCTCGATGTCGTGGGCGGTCTTCTTGACCACGATCTCGGCAAGCTCTGTGACTTTGGCGCCGGACTTCTCAAGGTCGCGGCCGAGTTCCTGAAGATCGGAGGTGTCGAAGCCCATCACGCCACCCCCAGATCGTCGATGCAGATCACGGTCCGTTCGAACAGGAGCGAGCCACGCTGGAGGTCATCGACCCGCAATTCACGGCCGACGAGGGTGACGTCGGAGCAGGCGTCGACAGTGCCGACGTCGTTCTTCCGCAGCGCCGCCGCGACATCGAGGGACACCTGGTAGGCGTGGGTCGTGATCACTTCCGCGCCGGCAACAGCGGTGTGCGCGTTGACCTGGTGGTCCTGGATGCGGCAGGTGCCGGAGTGCACGGTGATCGTCGGTTGCGTCGAGGTCCCCGTGACCGGGTCCATCACCGAAGGGCCAGTGGTGCGCCTGAACGTGATCGTCGCGGTCCGGGTCGTCCCCAGGACTGGCCTGTGGTGCGCCTCCCAGCCGGCCGGGATGACCCGGGTTCCTGGGCGAGGCATCAGTACGGCCAGTCGCTTCGGCACGGGTACGGCTCGTACTCGACGATCTCGAACCCGGTCGACTCGGCGTCACCCTCGCCTTGGTCGGCCTGCCGGCGCAGCTCGGCGGCCTGCTTCCGCAGTGCCTCGGCGACAGCTGGCCCGTCGGTCTGGAGGTCCTGGGTGCGGATCTTCTTCGACACCATCGCCTCGTTCGCGGCGAGCGTGTCGAGCGCCTGCGCGGCGGCCCGGCGTACCGAGTCGCCGTTCAGCGATAGGAAGTCGGCGAGCTCCAGCGTCGAGAAGATCCGGTTCGCTGTGTCGGTGTCGCTGATCAGGAGCCGTACCTGGCGTTGCGCGTCGGACGGCGGCGGGACGGGGTCGACGTCGAGGGTGTCCCACGAGACGCCTTGCCCGGTGCCGGTGATCGTCCACTTCGCCCGCCACTGCCCTGGACTGCTGAGCGTGACGTCTGCGGTCCAGGTGGCGCCGCCGTCCGCTGTGGTCGGCGCTACGGGGCTGCTGGTGCCGTCGGGTGCGAACAGTTCGATCGCCGCGGCGGTGGTGAGGTCGAACGGGTCGACGGTGAGGGTCAGCTTGGCGGTGTCGCCGACGTCATAGGTCATGGCTGGCCTCCAGTCGGGACGAGGGTTCGTTGCCGGGTGCAAGGTGTGGCCCGGCATTGGTGGCGACGAGGTGGCCGGGTTCGGGGGGTGGTGCTTGGGAGGCGAGGGCGAGCACGCCAAGACCTGCGAGTGCGAGTTCCTGCTGGAAGGACGGCGATCCACTGGCGGCGAGCGCTCCTCCGCCGCCGAGTACGAGATCTCCGGTCGCGGTCGGCGATCCACCGCCGGACAGGTCTCCGGCGCCGGACAGGTTCAGGTTGCCCAGAAGCGAGGGCGTCCCGTTCAGGTTGAGCGCCCCGGACCCGGCGAGGGTGAGCGTGCCGGTGAAGTCGTTGGCCGCGGCGAATGCGAGAGTTCCTCCGCCGGACAGCGGCAGGTCGCCGGGAAGCGCGGGCTGTCCGGCGGAGGTCAGGGAGCCGACCCCGGCCAGCGCGACGGCACCAGGGGCGGAGGGTGTTCCAGCCGGCGCCAGCTGACCGGCACCGGCGAGTGCGGCACCCCCAGCGATCGTGGGCATGCCGCCGTCAGCTTGTGACCCGGATCCGGACAGGCCGACTGACCCTGAGGTGACTGGGGTTCCAGTGAGAGCTAGTGATCCTTCCCCGGACAGGCCGAGGGATCCGCTGTACGACTCGGTCGACGGGGCGAGCTCGATCAGATAGACGCGCGCCGACGTAGAGGCAACCTGGCTGACGATGCTCGCCGGCGTGAACGGAGTGAGCCCGTGTGTTCCGGACAGGTCGTCGTACAGGACCACCGACGTGCCACCAGTGCCGCCGGTCGAGAACTCCTGCCGCTTCGTGAACCCCGTCGGCGTTGAGGCGGGGGTGACGGACGAACTGACCCGCTCAACGAACGCCAGGATGAACCCGGACCCTGCGACCTGCGGGGTGATCGCCGGACAGGCGTGTGTCGCGACCGCCGAGCCGGACGTCTCAGCCTGGGTGACGATCTGCTGCACATCCGAGTAGCCGTTCCAGATGCCGAGAGCACCGGACTGCCGGTTGCCTGACGAACAGGTGGCCGCGATGGAGCCAGACTCGGAGCCGGTCATCGTCGCCGGGGTCCGCTTGGCGATGAGGCTGCGGACGTTGGTGTCGAGGTCTTGCGAGACGCTCGTGAACGCCGAGTCGAAGCTGCTCAGGGTGATGGTCGAGTCGCCGAATGCGAGGAGGAATAGCGCTAGGTCATCTGCGCCGTGCGCGACCCAGGCTAGGCCGGAGAGGGCGGTGACGCTGGTTGTCCCATTGCTGACGTCACCATCGACATAGGTGCCCATCAGCGTCTCCCCTCGGTCAGGTGCGGGCGTCGGCAGTGACGTCGATCAGGGCTTGCTTCGACTGCTCCTGGCCGGATGCGAGCAACTCCCACGTCGCGCGTGGCTCGGCGGTGACGTCGAGGTTGTTGTGGAAGTACAGGGCCGACTCGATCGGCACTGCGGGGTGGGCGGCGTTCCACGTGTTGAACCAGGCGTAGGCGGCGCGGATCCAGGCGGCCCGGTTCGCGTCGGTGACGCTCGTCGAGGTGCATCCCCACTCTGAGAGCACGACTGGTTTGCCCCACTGCAGGAGCTTCGTCATCGTCGACCGGTCAGTACCGGTCGCGGTGCCGGAGTCGTTCCGGGTGAGGATCTGCTCGAGCGACGGGTCACCGGGGTTCCACCGGTATGGGTCGATGCAGACGACGTCGATGCGCTCCAACTCGGCCGCGGTCCAGGCCCAGTCCCACGTGTCGTAGTTCGAGCGCGAGTCGAACGTCCACGGCCCCATCAAGCAAATCCCGGCGCGGAGCTTGCTGTTGGCACCTTGTTCGGCGCGGATCTCGTCCACGATCTCGCCGGTCTTGACGACGGACGCCTTCCACTGCGCGAGAGTGAACTGACTCTGCGCGATGTTGTCCTCAGGCTCGTGGTACGTGATGATCACGAACCTGTGGCCGACCGGGACCGACCGCAGCAGCGTCCGGAGAGCGTTCTGCGCCGCCGTGTCCGTCGGGAACGTCGACATCGACGGCTTAAACGACCAGTACGACGCCCGGCCCGCCTCCAAGTCGTTGGCGGACCCCGCTTGGGACGCCTCGAAGTTCGACGGGGTCGTGCTGCCGTAGGTGCGGCGCGACTGGAACGCGCCGATCGCGGTTTCCAGCGTCGCCCATGTGGTGTTGGACGATGTCGACGCTCCCATCAGCGGCTTCACGCTCGCTGGTGGGGCGGCTTCGAAGATGAACTCCAGGTTCAGGGTGTTCGACAGGCGGCCGGTCGAGTCCTTGATCCTCAGCTGACCGGTGGTCACGGCTCAGGTGAGTTCGACGATCGGGCGCGGGTTCGGCCGCGGCATCGTGTAGTCGGCCCGGGCTTCGGCGAGAACCGTGAGCACGCCCTGGACGGTCGCATACTCGTCATCGGTCAGCTCGACCTCGGCGGAATACTCGTCGTCGACGTTGCCCTGGGTCCGCGCGGTGATGGTGTGCTTGGCCATCACGCGTTCGTGTTCTTGACGCGGAACCGCTGCTTGTTCGCCGGGTCGACCTCGACCTGGTACGGCGTACCTGCGGGGAAGGCCAGCGACGCGACCTCCATCGGGTCCGGGAAGTTGAAGAGGCCGAACGACAATTCGTTCGACTCGCGGCCGGTGCTGTCCCGCAGTTTCAGGACTGCCTGGAGTCCCGCGACAGCGTCGGCGTCGGTGCCGACCGCGAGCATCCACGGCGAGAACGACCCGGCCGGGATGGTGATCTGGCTCGGCACAGGAGAACCGTTGTCGAGGGTGACGCCGGTGAGGACTGGATTGCTGGGCATGGCTCGGTCTCCGGTCAGGTCTGGGTGTAGGAGAGGTTCAGGACGTACGTGCCCTGGGTGGCGAACGCTTGCGAGGTGACCGCGCCGCCGTCGAGGTAGGTGCCAGCTGTGACGGCGGTGTGCACACCGGCACCGGCGACCGTGTCGCCGGCCTCGACGTCGAACGTGACCTGCGCGTAGCAGACGCCCGGCGTGGCAGGTTGCGACCCGGAACCGAGCGGGCCGACCGCGCCCGCCGCGCCCCAAGTGATCGCCTTGCGGGCGTAAGCGGGGCTGCCGCCGGCCAGTTCAGTGCCGGGCGATGACCCGGACGGAACGGTCGAGTACAACGCGGCGTAGTCGGCAGCGCCCGCGTAGGCATCGGCGACCGTGTTCTTCATCGTGTCGGTCTTGATCGTCACGGCGACCCCTCCTCAGGGCTCGGCGGGGCATGGGTGTCGGGGCGCAGGTCGCGCCATGGCAGAGAGAAAGGAGGGCGCTCGATGCAGCGCAGCCGTTAGCCTGGCCAGGGACTCCCCGGTGCGCCTTCCCGCGGGCAATGAACGTGGTGATCAGCATCGATTCCGCGGGTTGACGCCCCGACACCCAGTCAGCGGCCGGTGACCGTCTTGCGAGCGGTCTTCTTCGCGGCGGCCTTCTTCGCCGGGGCAGGCACCTCGGCCGGGGCATCGGCCACCTGCTCCGGTTCGGGCTCTGCGGGCAGTTCCGCGCCAGCCGGCTCCGACGGCTCCAGCAGAGAACGGATCTGCTGGAGCTCGTCGAGGATCGCGACCTGGATCGACTCGCCGATCGTGACCGGCTTGAAGTCGTGACCCATCAGGGTCAGGCGCCGGAGCCGTTGGAGACGGCCGTGGCGATCATGTCGGTGCCGGCGCCGCCGACGACGTGGCGAGCCCTGTAGCTGATGTCGTCCGCCTCGAAGGAACCCTCCTCCGGCGCGATGGGGCCGCCACCGACACGGTTGCCCGCGTCAGCCTTGACGCGCAGGTCGGGGGTCTCGTGTCCGCGCAGGAACGCCAGGAACAGCGCCGGGCGCGCTGACGTGGTGGCCGGCAGCAGGTACCAGGTGGTGTTGGCGTTCGCGCCCTTGTCGATCACCGGCAGCCAGTGGTCCACGACGAGCTGGACCCGGCCGGAGACCGAGTTCTTCATGATCGTGGTCGTGCTGCCGTTCGTGACCCGGATCTCGATCGCGTCGAGGATCTTCCGGGCCGTGGTCTCCAGAGCTGGCGGCACCACGAGCTTGAACGCCTCCACCGCGATCGGGAGGCCCTCGGGATCGACGCGCTGCGAGATCGCGTCCAGGGCCGCGGTCAGCGCGGGGTCGGTGAGCGCCGGGTTGCCGGAGATCAGGTTCGACGAGCCGCCCGAGAACGTGTTGGTCTTCGGGTCGTAGGAGCGGCCCCATGCCGTCGCGTTGAAGTACGCGTCGTTCGGGCCGTTGCCGTCGGTCAGGAGCTTGACCGCGGCGGTCGTCTCGGTGTTGCGGGCCGCGACCGCGAGGCTGCCCGGGAGATCCTCGAGCTCGCCGAGCTCGTCGTTGATGATCGACTCCCAGGTGATCTGGAAGACGCCACCGTACTTGGCGACGCTGATCAGGTACGGCGCCTTGGAGACCGACCGGTGGGGGTACTCGGTGCGCTCCGGCACCAGGTCCAGCGCCGCGCGGCCGCCCATCAGGTCGACCAGCGTCTTCGGCTTGAAGTCGCGGACGGTGGTGCGCTTCGCGTACTGGTCCCACACGGGCGGCAAGTCCTGGTAGCGGGCCATCATCTCCCGGTCGAGAACCTCGAACGCAGCACCCCGGAAGTCGTCGGAGGTCAGTGCCTCCTGGAGGTCCAGGGCGGCGCGCTTGCTGCCCTTGAACGCCTTGCCCATGAGCTGGGCGGCGGCGAGCACCTGCGCTTCGTTGATGCGGCGCGGCCGGGCGAACAGGTTGTCGTCGGCCGTAGCCTCCGCAACGCTCGCACCAGAGAAGGTCTGGATGGTCATGAGTGTTCCTCTCCGGCCCTCAGTAGCCGAGCTTGACGCGGATGGTGGCGGTCGCCCCGGAAGTGACGGCCGCGAGCGCGTAGCCGAACCGGACACCGTTCGTGTTGTCCTTGTTCAGCTTCACGGTGTTCGCGGCGTCGTAGTACAGGACGTCGCCAGCCGCGACGGCGATGTTTGCGTTAGCCGCGTCCTTGCCTTCGACCGCGAGCAGCCACACGCCTTCGGTGTCTACCGACGTGGTGCCGTCGGCGCGCTCGTTGGTGACCGCGACTGCCGGGATCTGCCCGATCAGGACCGGGTCACCGGACACCGGGGTCGCAGGCTGCGAGCAGACGGCCGAGAACTTCGTGCCGCGCTCGAAGACCATGTTCTTCGCCATGAATCAGCCCTCCTTGGACTGGCGGCCGAAGGCCTCGTCGATGGCCCGCTGCGAGTCGGCAGCGGTCACTTCCTGCTTCTCGCCGACCGGGCCGAGGCCGCGGACGGTGGCGCCGCTGTTCTCGATCACCGTGGCGAGGTAGATCTCCTGCTCCTTGCGGGCCTCGTCGACCCGCTTCCCAAACGCCTCGGTGTCGAGGCGACGGTCGGCGGCCTTCTCGGCCTCGGTCAGCGGGATCTCCCGCATCGCCTCGGCTGCGATCCGCTCGACGACAGGCGCGGACAGCTCGCTGTTGGCCTCGCGGACACGCTTGGTGGCGAAGTCGCGGGCGTACTCCTTCGCCGTCTCAACGGCCAGCGCCTGCTCGGCCTTGTCGGCACGCTCGGTCTCCGACGCCAGCTTGGCCTCGGCGATATCAACGCGACCGGCCTTCTCCTCGAGTTCGCGCCGCTTCGACTCCTCGATGGGGGTCGTGGCGCCCTCGTTCTCGGGCATGGTGTTCTCCCTGATGGTTGTGGGCTGCCCGGGCGCGTGGCGCGGGACATTCGGGGTAGCCGTCTCTGCGACGGCAGTGCGGGCCTCGGGGTCGTCCCAGAGATCGCGCTGGTACAACTGAGGTGCGGCCTTCTCGACCGCGGTGGTGAAGGCAGCGAGTGCGTCGCCGATGCCGGAGGAGAGCGTGATCCGCTCCTCGCGAGTGAGGCGGCCGTTGCCGAACATCTCGTCGGCGACCTGCGTGAAGCCGAGGTGGATACGGGACTCCATCCACTGGCCGACGTTGCGGGCCTCGCGGACCTGCTTGAGTGCGGCCTCGCGGGTCAGTTCGACGCTGCGAGACTCGCCGACGGGGACGTACTGGGTGCGGATGTTGACCTCGGTGCGGTCACCGGTGAGCGTGTACTCGCCGTCGCTCTCGCTGTACGCCTGCTGGTACGTGGCGCACTTCCCGCCGACGTTGACCTCGAAGTAGGCGACGGACTTGTCGGGGTCGTAGTCCCGCATCCACGCGTACGTGTCGTTCTCCGTGTCGGAGTACGCGCCCGATACCGCGTCCTGCAGCGCCCGGTCCGTGTCTCTCGCCGACGCCTCGAACACCGTCAGCCGCGCGTCAGCGACAGCGGCCTCGCTCATCCCGGCCGCTGACAGCAGCGCCTTGGGCGGGTCCTCGTCGAGCTGGTTCCGGTAGAGGGAGACGAGCTTCTTCGCCGCCTTCTTCTTCACGTCCGCCGACACATCGGTCTGACCGAGACGGCCCGCCGCTGCGTGCACAGCGTTGCGGTTCAGCGCGCCGCTCGGCTCCTTCACCGGGAGCTTGTAGCGCTGCTTTCCCTCGCCGTCGCCTGTGTCGATCAGACACGCACGCTTCCACTGAGCGTCGTCGTAGTCCGACTGAGAGAAGTCCGACCATGCCTTGTCCGACACAGCCTCGTCGAGATGCCGGCGGGCGGCCTCGAGGATCATGCCGCCGCGGCCCGCATACGTGACGAAGTCGACGCTGTTGAAGGTGCCGGGGTGGATCTTCTCGACGATCCAGCCCTTCTTGCCCTCGGCCTCGCCGATGTTCATCTCCGCCGATGCGCGCACCGAGCAGGCGACAGCTTCACGGAATGCCTTGTCGGCGAAGACCGTCGAGCCGAGCCCGCACGGGTCGGCGCGACCAACGAGCCGGCCACCATCCCAGCGGGCATCCTCAGACAGCGTCGCGGCGAGGTCCTTCACGGACCGCTCGGGCCGGTCGGCCGCCTCGCTCGCAGACGGGTGGTCGAAGAACATCTTGGTGCCCTTCGGCCACACCTTGTCCTTCGCGGCCTCCTGGAGGACGTCGGCGCTGTAGTAGCCGCTTGACCCCCAGCCTGGCGTGATGATCTGGATGAGCATCGAGCCGTCGGAGTTGCGTTCGAGGATCTCGGTGTGGGCGCCGGCCTCGGTGAGGTTCTGGCGAGCCATGCGGACCTCCCTGGTCAGCGGGGTTTCGGTGCGGGTGCGGGGACGTATGAGTCGCGCCACCCGTCGTTGCTGCGCTTCACGGCCCACTTGGACATGGGGAAGTCACCGCGCTGGTAGGCGGCGAGCTTGGCGGGGCCGAGGATCTGGCGCTGCGTCTTCTCGTCCAGGGCGTCGAACCATGCCTGCGACCCGGTGGCCGCCGGATCTGGTTCGTCGAGGTCGATGCCGAGGTCGGCCCACGACTTCGTGACCGGCATGCGTGCGCATCGGCAGTTCTGGTGGCCGTTCGGCCCGTCGTCGGAGAGCGGGTGTTCGGTGCCGTTCAGCGCGATGCATGCCGGGCAGGTTCGGGGAGAGAGCGCAGCGAGCCACATCCAGCCGCGGAGAACGTCAGCGTTTTCTTCGTGGGCGGCTTTCGCGCCGGCCCGATGCGCGTCGAGCGTCTCGGTTCGAGCGATCGTCAATGCCCTGGTGAGCCCACCGTTGAAGGCGCCCTCGGTCCGGTCAATGATCGCCGCCGCGGTCTGCCGCGGCCCCGTACCGGTGGCCAATCCACGCACGATCTCGCGCCGCACCGCAGCATCAGCTTCGGCGGACAATGGCCACATCTGCGACGTGATGCGTTCGGTGGACCGCTGCACGATCGCATCGATCTGACGGGCATCGATGCGAACCTGCGAGACCAGGCTCTCGCGGTCGGCCTTCGGTAGCTGCTGCGCGATGACCTCGGTCTGTGCGTTGCTGGCGTCCCGCACGACCTGCAGCAGGTCGCCGGTGACGAGGTTGCCCGCCGCCTCGGTCAGTTTCGTGAGGCGCCGCGCGATCAGGTCCAGCACCAGCAGCATCCGCTGCGACCGGAGCACGGTGGCCTGCGAGATGATCCCGCCTTGCGCGGTCGAGATCATCTCGACCATCGCCTTCTCCAGGTCGCCCGAGATGTCATCCCAGGCGTCCACCCAGGCCTTCGTGAGTTCCCGGGTGTGCGCGTCGGTGACCCTGAGGAGGTCGTTCCGGACCCGCTGCGCGAGGCGCAGCGTCTTCGGTGTGACGGGCATCAGGCGGCAGGTTCGTCAGCTGGTGCTGGATCCTCGCCGCCGTTCAGCGCCGTGGCCGGGTCCTTGCCGTCGCGGAAGGCCTTCGCCGCGACTTGCCCAGCCGTGACGCCTGGGTCGATGAAGTTGCCTTCGTCATCGGTCGCATCGTCAAGGACTTCGTCGAGATCCTTCACCTTCAACGCCTGCAGCAGCAGACGCAGGGTGACGAGCGGCGGGACCTTCATGGTGCCATCGGCCTGAACGATCGCCTCGACGAGATCCTTGACCGGCGTCGAGTCGAACTCGGGCCAGTCGATGTCGACCGTGCGGTCATCGTTGTCCGGCAGTAGCACCAGTACTCGGTTGCTGCCCGGGTCGCGGGTGATCCGCCCAGTCAGTCCACCCTGCGGCGCACGGACGGCCCAGTCGATGACGTAGTTGATGACGTCGCGGATAAACCCGGCCCACAGTTCGCGGCGCAGATTCATCACCAGCTCCATCGGCTGGTCGAGCGTCGCCGCGACCGCACGGGCCCCGTTGATGCCTGGGTCGCCGAGCAGCATCGTCACCGGCACATCCAGCGCAGCAGCCACCATCGCAGCCAGCGGCCGGCCGGAGTCAGCGTCGATCGTGGCGCCGGTCTTCGGGATCGCTTCGAGGACCGTGCTCGGGTCGCTGACGACGTGAGCACCGGCACCGTTGAGGTTGCCGCCGCGGGAGTCGGTGGTCGGTGCGGCTCCGACCTTGGCTGCGACCTGCTTGGCGCGGTCGCCGCGGGTCTTCGTCTGCCACGCGAACCGGGACAGCGCCTTCATCAGCACGGCCCAGTTCTCGAGGAACTCCTTGTAGCTCCGCGCCCAGGCGATCGACGCGAACGAGTCCGGGATGCCCCGGTTCGAGCCGGTGTTGCTGGGCCGGTTCACCGACACCATCCGCACCGGCGCGTTCCACAGCACCTCGGCGCCGTTGATGTACCGCGGCTTCGACCCGGGCGCCGGTTCGAAGCCGAGCGCCGGGTAATACACGGTCCGCTGCCGCTCGATCAGCTGCTCACCGACCAGGGCACGTTCGCTGTAGTCGCGCCGGTAGTACCAGTCCTCGGCGGCGTCGTCGGGGTTGGTGATGACGTCGTTGATCTGCTCGACCGGGATCCAGCGGAGCGACACCTTCCCCGTTAGCGCGTTCGTGAACAGCGCCGCCGCGGCCTCGCCGTCGGTGTAGAGCGCCTGCTCCATCTCCTCGTGCGCCTGCGACCCGGCGAACGTCTTCACGTTCCCCGGGTCATCCATGAACCGCTGCACGACAGCGTTGACATCCTGGCCGTCATCGGACTGGTCGCGGACGGTGATCGCGACGCCTTGGCCCCAGATGTACGCCTTGCGCAGCGACAGGCCACGCTTCGACAGGGGGTTGACCACGGCCATCACGCGGCACAGGTTCCGGATCTGCTCACGGCCGGCCGACGACAAGTCCAACTGCGCCTGCATCGACAGGCGCATCCAGCCGCGGTCCTCGTAGGCCAGCTCCACGTCAGCGAGAGACTCCCGGAGGATCTCCAGCTCGTTCAGCGACGCACCGAGCTGCTCCTCCAGGTGCGCGACCTTCAGCGTGCTGGTCTCGCGGGCGGATTCGAACAGGTCGGGCTGGGTCCAGGGGTTGGCCATGGCGCGTCCTCCTGTCCGGTGCTAGTAGGGCGAGATGCTGTAACCGGCGGCGTCGAGTTCGTCGAACTCCTCGCCCTGCACGACCTTCCCGACGTCGGGAACGTGGGCGACGGCGAGCATCACAGCGTCAGCGCGGTCAGGGCTGGGCAAGCCACGCTTGCGCATGTCGTCTTTCGACTCGATCTGGATCTGGCCGCGGGACGTGAACTTGTACCGCAGGGCACCAAGCTGTGCGGCGAGCTCATCGTCATCCGGGTCGAGATCGATGTCGCCATCCTCGAACCGTTGCCGCAGACCCCAGAACCACTCCGCGCGAGCGTTCAGGAAGTGCTCCCGGTCGCCGGCGCCTGCACCTGCCTGCATGTCGAGCACGGTGTAGCCCTGCTCGGTGAGCTGGTCGACGACACCGCCGCCGACACCCACTCCATCAACGCGGATCTCGTAGCCGCCGACCATGTCGCGGGTAGCGGCGATGACATGCCCCGTGGTCTCCGTCGTCGACAGCTTCGCGTGCGACCCGACGCACCGGATGACTGGGCCCTGGCTGCGCATGATGATGGTGCGGTCGGTCCCGAAGCGGGCGACATCCACACCAAGCGCCTGCTGGATTGTCGGCACGCAGGTGCGCTGCTGGGCAGCCTCGATCAGCGACGGGGCGATGAGCGTGTCCTCGCCGATGTCGGGGAAGTCGCCGAGCACCTTCGCTGTGTAACGCGGTGACTCATCACCCCACCGGAGCTGCTTGTCCTCCACCCACTCGGGCGAGAGCAGCAGCGGCCGAAGCGAATCGGGGACGGGCTCGTCGGTGAAGTTGGGGGTGTCGAACGCTGAGATCTGGATGACGTTCCACCCGGAGCCTGGCTTGCAGACCCGGCCGAACTCGGTGTTCGGGTCGTCGGGGTTGCCGATGGCGAGGATGCGGCAGTCGGCGTTCGTGGTGATCGTCTCGACCGCGGTCCACAGCTGGTCCGGCACGCCGCACGCTTCGTCGATGATGACGAGGACGTAGCGGCGGTGGATGCCCTGGAAGCCGTGCTCGTCGGTGTCGGCCGGCTTCCGGCCAAACCCTACGAGGGTGCCGTCGTCGAGCTTCCACTCATCGGACTGGAGGACGCGGCCGGGGAGCTTGTTGCCGCGCCTCTCGGCGGACTTCGCGGCCTTCCGGATCTCTTCCCACAGGATCGCGTGGACCTGCTTGTAGGTCGGTGCGGTGGAGACGACGAACGCTTCGCCGGGCGGGTGTACGTCGATCCACCAGTCTGCGAGCCGGGACGCGATGAATGATTTTCCGGAGTCGTGGCACGACTTGACCGCGGTGCGGCGGTGCTCCACGACGGCGGCGCAGATGTCGCGCTGCTTGGACCAGGGGTGCTCGCCGAGGCGGGACTCGATCCAGCCGGCCGGGTCCTCGATGTATGGGTCGAGCTTGGGTGGCTCGAATAGCCGGGCGGCGTACTCGAACGGCGACAGCGCGGTCATTGGTCTTCCCTGATGCAGGTGTGCATCGCGATCGCGCGCGCATCGACGACCGCGGTGACGCTGCCGTCCGGTCCAACCACCGAGGTGACGGCGTGCTCGAGCAGTACGGGCAGGTGGCACAGGGGGCAGGTGAAGCGGACTCCCGCCATGCCGCACCTCCCGGGCTCAGGTAATGGGGATCCAGGCGGTGCCGTTCCACCGTTTCCCGAGGTGGGTCTGCCACGTGGTGCCGTTCCATGTTTTGAACGGGTGGCTGGTCCACGAGCCGCCGACGAACACCTTGGCTTTGCCGGTGCCGCCTGGCGCTCCGGGGTCGCCGAGGGCGTAGGCCCGGGCAACGAATCCGTAGAGGCTGGACGAGTTGAGGCTGCCGTTCGCGACGTAGGTGTCGATCGCGGTGACGTACTGCCATTCCATGACGACGGCTCGGTCACCGGCGCCGTTGGTCGTGGCGACCTTGGTTCCTGCCGTGTAGCCGGCGCCTGCGGTGAGGATGCGGGCGGCGGAGACGAGGCCGAGGGTGGCGACGATCAGGGCGTCGGCGTGCGTGGTGGTGAACGACGCGGTGGTCGGGACGTTGCTGGACGCCCCGCCGTTGTTGCCGTTGGCGCCATTGTCGATGGCGATGATGCCGTCGTCGAAGTGCTGGACGGACACGGCGCACCTGGACAGGGCGGCCGCGAAGGTGACGGTGATCAGGTCACCTGCGTCCAGCGCGGCGGCGATGACGGCGCGGAACTGGTGCGCGGATCCGGATGCGGCGACCTGGATCTCACCGTCCAGGGACCACGTGTTCCCGGCGGTGTCGGTGACGGTGATCGACGGAAGCGTCGCGGCGTTCGTGCCGATCCCGAGGATCAGCAGGTCGCCGGCTGGGATTCCGCCTGCGGGGACGGTGGCGGTGCAGACGGTGTTGGAGGTGTTGAAGAACCCTGAGAACTCTTGGATGTGGCCCATGGGTCAGGCGCTCGTATCGACCCAGATCACCGTGGTGTCTGCCGGGGCGGTGCCTTGGGCGACGACCTTCTGCCCGATGTTCGGGGCGACGATCTTGCCGTCGGAGTCGACGGACATGAGCACGTTCCGCAGGTCGCGGTTGTCGACGACCTCGAACATGTTCACGGTGTGCAGCGGTGCGGTCGTGTCGTTGTCGCGGGTGTACAGGCGGAGCGGGACCGTGTTCCCCTTCGCGGGGGTGATGCGGGCCTCGCCGTACTCGTTCAGCCAGAACGTCAGGTGGACGGGGACACCGGTCGACTGGAACGAGATCTCGAACCGGTTCGGCCAGGTCGCCGTGTCGGTGGCGTCGTCGAGGATCGTTAGCCGCAGGAACTTGTCCAGCGACGGGATGAGTGCAACTGAGCCGTTCTTCGTGGGCAGCAACGAGAACGTGGTGACGAGGTAGCTGATGAAGTCGTCGAAGCTGGCGCCCGAGTGGCCGTGGGCCTGCCAGTCCTCGTACGCGGACAGGCCGACGCCGGTCGCTCCTGCTGGACCGGTGGCTCCTGTGGCGCCGTCGGCTCCTGCCGGGCCTGCTGCACCGGTTGGGCCTGCTGCACCTGCCGGGCCGGTAGCTCCAGCCGGGCCTGTGGCGCCGGGAGGGCCTGCGGGACCGACGAACAGCGGATCGACGGTCGTGACGCCTGTCGAGGGCGCGACGGGGGCGAGGGTCCGGTAGAAGAACGGGTCGGTGCCTGCTTCGACGAGGATGTCGTACTCGAACCTGATCGACGCCGGGGTGGGCAGCGGAGAGTGGGCTGGGTAGCTCAACTCTTCGACGACGTGGTGCGTGTAGCCGCTGGTGCGCATGTCCTCGTCAGAGACCTGCACCGTGATGCTGACCGTGCCGCTGCCATTGAGGGTCCCGACGCGGGGCCGCGGGTAGAAGACCTTGTCCTCGGTCATGTTCTCGACCGGGACTGCGGCGGTGATGGTGACCGTGCCGGTCATCGGGTCGCCGAAGTCGTCGAGGTAGGTGCATTGGAGGACCCGGTCGTCCCATTCGGGGGGGAGCGGCATGGCGGGTCACCTCCGGGTCTGGGTGTTGCGTTGCCCGGGCCCGGCTGCTCGGCGGCTGGTCGGGCCCGGTTGCTTGGGAATGCGAAGGCCCGGCTTCCAGGTGGAAAGCCGGGCCTCGCTGGGGGGGTCATCCACGGGGTCGAAGTCGTGGGACCTGCTGCACCTGGTGCAGCTTCCGCGCCTTCGGGTGGGGCGCGGGAATTCAGTTGTTGCTGCGAACATCCATCGGATCTCCGTGCGTCATGCGCGTGATCGCGATGTGCTGTTTCAGCCTATCGCTCAGGTCAAAGTCTTCGCGGCGACCGTGTCGTTCCTCGGCGAACTCCCGATGCCGCCGCCGTTCCAGGTCGCGGCCACCAGGCTCGGCGGCGAGCAGTTGGTCTAGCCCGGCCCGTAGGTTCAGCATCCGGTGGGACAGGTTGCCGGTGACACCGATCTTGACGTAGTCGCGGATCCGGACGTAGTACACCACGCCGGTCGCGCTGCGATGTGGTCGAGGTCGGGCGGCGTCTTCTGCGGCTGCCAGTACCTCTGCGATCTGGTCCTTCATGTACGCGGCCACTTTGACTAGGTGGGCCGTGCAGAGCGGCGGCGAGTCCTCATGGTGTGCGAGTCGCCCGCATTCGGGCCAGCAACAGCGGTGGGTGGTAGCGTCAGCCACGTCAACCTCTCATCAGGTTGGCCAGGCCCTCGGACGTTCCAGCGTCGCGGGGGCCATTCTGTGTTCGGACATACCTCGCCCGCTGTGGGAAATAGTCCTGGAGCGCACGTACCGCTGTCAAGCGACACGCGACAGAGTGTCACGCATCACTGGACAGTCTGGTCACGCGGCGCGGCGGCGAGGAAGCCCTCGGACATGTCGGCGGGTCCGCTTCACCCACCTGACCGCGGTGGTCTGGGAGAGCTGTGCGGCGCAGCAGACGCACACCTTCGTCTGCCCGTAGCCGCCGCTGACCGAGGCCAGATCGCCGCGTTTCCGCCATGAGTCGACGGTCTGGAACGGGCGGTTCACCAGCGCGGCGACGGTGAGTGGCCGGAGGTAGCTGTGCTCGTGCGGGTTCGGGTTGGTCGTGCAGTGGCAGGTGGTGGTCAACGGCGCGCCCCCTTGTGTGGCCCCGTGCGGGCTGGTGTCATGTCGGTGGATTGTCCGCGTGACACCCTGCTGTCCGTGCATGCGAGCGCCTGGCTGGCCGGCTGGGCGCTCGCTGCGTTCTACGAGTCGTCCACGATCTCCGCGCGCCGCCAGGTCGAGTGGTCGATCTGGCCCACCGCGTGCCCCTCACCGTCGTGGATGAGCGCCATGTCCGCCACCTCGGTGGTTGCCTCGTCGCCGTTCCTGACGACCAGGTAGCCCTTCTGGACGCCTGCGGGTATCGGCTCCCACGGTGGCTCGGCGTAGTACGTCAGGTCGGCGGTCGGATCGGTCACGGCTTCCACTCCGACCGGATCTGGACCTTCAGCGAATCCTCGTCGGCCTCGACCATGAACGCGTCGTCGTACTGCGCCTGCTTCGGGTCGGCCTTCTCGACGGCCTGGGTTGCGGTGCGCAGCAGGTCGGACACATCCCGAGCGGTGCACTTGCCATCCCGCAGCGGGACGGACCACTCCTCGATCTTCTCGTAGAAGGTCCGGCCTTCGACGTTGCTCACGATGCCTCCCGCTCGTTGCGTCCATCATCCTTGAACAACGCCCCCACTATCAGCCCCAACTCGCGGAGCCGGCCGTTCGCCTCGTGCCGCTTGCCGCACTGCACGCACTTCACGGCAGTCCCCTCACGCTCCATGACGAGTGCTCCCCCGCAGAGCACTGGGACTGGCACGCCGGGCCGGTCGACGAGCGACGCGCACTTTCCGACAGGCTTGGCGCGGTAGTCGCCGATCGTGTCCGTCAGGGTCCGGTTCAGTTGGCGGAGTTCGTCGTACAGCTCGCCGGCCCATTCCTGTTCGGTGCACCAGGCGAGGTTGCCGAGGATCAGGGAGCACTCGCTGGAGACGGTGGGGACGGGGACTTCGTAGTGGACGCAGTTGCAGTGCGGGCTGCGGCAGTGCGCGAGAAGCGGCGGCGCCCACGTGTGCCGGCCGGTCTCGTGCTGGCACCGGCCGCACCTGGTCTGGATGAGGCGGTCGCGGCGGATGCGGCGCGCCCAGTCGTGGACGAGGCCGAGTGCGCCGCGCCGGTTCTCGGTTTGGATGAGGTGGCCGGTGTCGTCGCGGGTCCAGATGGGGCGCTGGTCGAGGAGGTCGGTGACTTCGAGGCGCATGGGTGCGGGCGCGTCGGGTTTCTTGGTCCTGGCGGACTCGGGGTTGCCGGGGACCGTGCCGTGGTCCTTGACCCAGAGCAGGAGCCCGAACGAATCGGGGATGGTGCGGAGACATTCGTCGAGCCGTTCGGTGCAGGACCTCTTCCCGCTGCACAGCAGTTTGCCGGGTTCGCACAGAACCGGTCCGCGCGCGTCACCGCTTCCGCGCTCGCAGCCGTTCAGGCAGTTTTGAGGGGGCGTGGCCGTGTAGCCGGTTCGAGGGCGCAGATCGGCGCGTACGGCTTCTGAGGTGCTCAAGGCGTCTCCTCGGTCATCTTGCGCAGTTGAGTGACGGCCTCGGCCCACGTCATGTGACCTCGGCCCGCAGCGGCATGGCCACGTGCGACGCGGGTGATCTCCTCAGCAGCGCCAGTCAGCGCGGTCCGGGCGGCGTCCTCGATCAGGCCAGCTACGAACGGCGTCAGCTCGGCCGCATCGCGCCGATCGATCTCATGCTCGGGGTCGAAGCAGTCGCACATCTGGCACGGACCCTTCACCGGGCAGAGGCCGCTGGTGCGGTACCTGACGATGAACTCGGCCAGGCGGGCGGTGAGCGCATCCCGGGTGGCCTCGGTCATGGCGCTCATGTGGTCCTCCGGTTCGGGGGCCGCAGCCCGTCGTGGTGGTTGTACTTCCCATTGCCGACGGGGGCCGGTGAGGCGAACAGCGACAGCAGCCAACGCAGTTCAGGCCATTTGCTCGACTCGATGAGCAGGTGGTTGTGGAACCGCTTGGAGATCATCACCTTGGACGACCGAGCCCAGTACGCCACCGGGTTCGCTGGTGCGCTGATCACGCCGCCCTCCTCTCGACCCACGTAGCCCGCCGCGTCAGGTGGAACCCGCCGCACTCGCAGCCGTAGATCCGCAACGCCAGGCCGGTCCGCTTCGACCTGCGCAGCGCGTACCTGACCGCCGCGCCCCACGTCGGGTAGGTGTGCTTGCCGGACTTCTCGCAGATCGCGGGGAGGGCCATCACGGACGCCTCGCCTTCTGTGCGGCCAGCCGAGCGCGCCTGTCAGCGAGCCCCTGACGCAGTTCGAAGTAGCCCAGGACCGGGCCGGCGACCACGCCGAAGAGGTTCCCGATCAGCACGACCGTCGTGTGCGAGTCGCCAGCGGCAGCGAACGATCGCAGCCCGGCCATCAGCCAGAACGCGGCGAGGATCAGGCGAGGGTTGTCGCTCACGCCGCCCCACCTTCGATCTCAGCCATCTCCCGCAGCGGCGCCATGTGCCGCAGGATCACCTGAGCAGCCACCGACCCCGGCGACACGTCATGCCCAAGCTCGCCCAGGACAGCGACCAGCACGCCCTGCAGCAACGTCCCCTGCTGCTCCGCGATCCTCACCCGCCGCTCGTCCACACCAGCCTTCAACGCCGCAGTCGAGTACCGCTCCAGCCGGTTCGACGCATCGACCAGCATCACGTACGCGATGTTCGGCTTCGCGGCGCTCGTGACGTCCGTGCCGGTGAACTCGCCCGAGCCCTTCTCGACCTCCTCCGTCACACCCCACGTCAACTCGTGCTCCTCCAGCACCCGGACCCGCTGCCGCCAGTAGTCGACCTCCCCGGCCGTCCACTGCACCAACTCGAGCAGCGCGTCAGCGGGGTGGATGTCGCGGCGGCCACCGAAGAGGACCACGTCGCGCTTGGCCTGCGTCGTGACCGCCGCGGTCTTGTGGTTCTGCATCGACCCGCCGTGCAGCTTGCAGGACCCGATGCCGACGTGGTCCGTGCCCCAGCCGGCGGGCTGCGTGCAGGTGCCTTCGCCTTGGCGCTTCTTGGCACCGCAGAACCGCTCGTCACGGCTTTCGTCGGGGGCGTCTGTGGTCATGACTTGGCGATCCTCTCCATGCCCAATTCGAGGCTCTCGTCGTCGCCTTCGAGCCACACCCGGTAGCGCCCTTCAGCGTTGCCGTCGTCGTCCCAGGCTGCGCCGAGGAGGTTGGCGTTACCGGAGATCTGGCACGAGAACAGGTCGCCGGTGACGCGCTCGATGACGGGGTGCTGGAGGGTCCAGCCGGTGTCGTCGATCTGGAGGATGTGGTCGTTGCGGTGTGGGTCGGAGAGGAGTGCGCGGACGAGGTCTGCGTCGGGACCGGTGACGGTGATGGGCTCGGGCTGGTCGCTCATCCCTCGCCCCCGATCTCGCGGGCAGCAGCAGCGACAGCCCAAGCGCCGTCGGCCTTGTTGCGGAAGGCGACCGCAGTCCGCCAGTGCCGCTGCCCCTTGGGGCTCTCCTTGTCGCCAGCGAGCTCCCGGTGGGCCACCGCGCTCTCCTGGAACTCGTCGGCCAGGCGGTCAGCCTCGGCCACGAGCTCCTCGGCGACCTGCTGCCGGATGGCGGGCAGGGCGGCTTCGAGAGCAGCGCGGGCCATGCCGGTGGTCCACTCCTTGCAGCTGGGGAACTCGAAACCTGGCTCACCGGTGTCGTTGCAGCCTTCGTCGTCCCACGGGTCGTCCTTGTCGTAGACGTGCATGGCTTTGGCGGCGGCTTCGGCCATGGCGTCGGTGATGCTGCTGTCGGCCTCGGCCCGGTTGCCTTGTCCGGTGAGGTTGAGGGTGCCGGCGTGGTGCTCGCCGGCGGCCACGTCCTGGACGGGTTCGAGCGAGCTCTCCTTGATGTGCTCCAGGCTGTAGATGTCGCAGCTGCACGACTTGGGGAACCGGCAGCAGGCCGGGTTGTACTCGCCTTCGGAGCATCCGGGCCAGGCTTCGACGCACGCCTTGAGGCGGCGCGGCGGGCCGCCCGGCCAGCGCTCCAGGGTCGCCGGCTTCGCGGCCGGATCGGTCTCGTTTTCGTTGCTCATCTGCTGCTCCTCGCCTCGCGTGCGTTACCTAGCTGTAGTTGAGAATCAAACTTTTTTGGCAGCGACCCCTTTACCTGTACCGAAGGCAAAGGTGAGCCGCGTTAGCGCTAGGTGTAGGTGCTGGTGTAGGTGCTGGTGTTGCTAATGGCACTGGTTGTCATTAATTGACCCTTTCGCTAGGGGTTTCCTCGTCCACGGGGAACGGGTCATCGAAGGGGTACTCGAATGGGTCACCTGAGGGGTTCTCGGAAGGGTTAGCGGAACCCTTCCGGTAGGGGTTCGGGGAAGGGTTCTCGTAGGGGTCCGGGGAAGGGTTCTCGTAGGGGTCCGGGGAAGGGTTGACGATGGCCTCCCACAGGGCCGGGAACTTCTCCTTGATACCCTTCCAGCCGGCCATGGCCGGACCCTCTTTGTGGGCGCGCTGGAGCTC